AATTTTTTCTTTTATCTCTTTGACTGACATTTGATAATTGCTCGCATTTGGTTCTGCAGCTACCAAAATCATTTCTTTTTCAATAGCCTCTTCAATAGTTGCTTTTGGCAAACTGCTGATTTTTGTGCTTATGTTTGTATCCATATTAAGCGCTCTCCAATAATAAAAACTTTCCATCTTCCGTAAAAATCAATTCCCCATACTCTGATAAAATTGCCCGCTTGTTTGGCAAGAGCAAATCTATTTTTATCTCATATTCAAAAACTCCCTCTATAAGGTTAAATGCACCTTCAAGGTTTTCATAGTTTGGGTCATTGCTTTTGAAACTCCAAGCAACCCTAGTGTAAAAATTGTAGAATACAAAATCTGTTTGATTTTCATTTCCATTGTAATTATTCACTGTTATTTGAAAACTGGAAGGCTCACCATTAGCAAGAATAAAAACTATTCTCAAAATAGTCTCACCCCTATCCACATTTTCCTTTACTAAAATCCAAATGCTGCCGTCAAAAAATTGAAACACCTCATTTCTGTTATCAAAAAACTGAAAATAATTTCCTACAAAAGCAGAAATCCCTGCTGCTGAAACAGAATCAAGTCTATTGGAATCTGCTTCTGTTCCATTTGGTGTGAAACACACCAAGCTGCAAAATGGGTGCTCTTGAATTATCTCTGGCTCATTGTCGGTTGTATATCTAATTAAAAATTGTATAATCTCTGAAAATGTGCCAGAGAAATTTTTTGCTATATTATCTCGCAAGTGCCGCCTATAAAGATAATCACTTATATTGTTTTGGCGTGGAACTCCCATTATCTCACCTATATTGTCAAGCTGAACACCCACAGCACTATCTATAAACCAAAGAAGCTCTGCCATTTTTTGCAGAAAGATTTGCATAACTCTGTATTTTTCAGCAAGAACAGAAAATAATTTATCCCAATTTTCTAAATTGCGGTATTGCTGCAACCGAAAATTGTTCTGTATTACCTCTGGGTTTGGCAAATTTTTCATAATTCTCTGCGCTCCCAGAATATGTCATTTATATCCAAAACAAGTCTTTCATTTTCTTCAACTGAAATTTCTTTATGCCATTCTGTTTCTCCTTTTCTACGAACATTGCACCAAGCAGCACCAAAACCTGGATATGAATACAAAACTTTTAAAAATTTGTTTGCTGCCAAAAGCCCAGATATTTGAATTGCACCTTGCAAAAATTCTATGAAATGCTTTCCAATAATGCTCTCATAATTCGCTATGGTTGCCTCATTTGCATTGTATGAGAAATAAACTATCAATTCTATATCTACATTCACAGGACGGTCAAACCAAAGCTCTTCCCTTGTTTGCTCATAATAACCGCCAACTGAATCATCAGAGGTTTTAATTGCAGGTATTCCTGCCGCTTTTGTTCTTGCAATAGTTGCAAGTATATCTGAATCGCTGCCACCCTCTACCAAAATATGTATATAGCCTTGCCCTTGCTTAACTCTTGCAAATGTCACATCTGCAACATTATATAAATTAAATTCAATGGCATTGAATGTAGCCAAGCCGTTTATTTGCTGCTTTGCCATTCTTTTATGAAGCTCTGAATTTGTCTCACGCAATCTGCCTTTGAATGAAATTTCTGGGTTGTATGCTTTTAGAATTTCATCAACTGGTTTCATTATTCTGTTAAGCCTGCCAATATCAACTGCATCTGGTGTAGGGTCATTTCTAAATACATTTATATTCTTAGCCAAAATCAAATGAGAAAATCCTATCCATGTAGTATCTGAAAAAGATACAGGGGAATTAGCAGTTATTTCAAGAATAGGTCTGCCATTGAAATCAAAGTTAATGGCAGGTGGGTTTCCTGCACTATGAAGTGTGCATTCATATCCTCTTTTTTCCATTGCAGCTTTCAAAAGGTCTAATGCTTCTGTTTCCCTTTCTTCACTAAAAATAATCAAAGGCAAATTGTCATCAAGCTGAAACATTCTTTCATTTGTGAAATCTGCATCGGCTTGAATAAACATTTTAATTATGCCTTGTTTATTCAAAACATAATTATCCCTAGTTAAAAAAATCCAGCCTTCTCTTTCACTTGCTACTTCAAATCCTGCATCCAAAGCAATATCTTCTGCGGAAATATAATAGAGCAGAATTTGTGCGCTTGCTATTTGGTGCTGATACCTTAATAGATTTTTCTGGTCTGCAAGAAAATCAAGGCTCATATCAGTAGCAGTTGATGGACTGCTTGCCATATAAACATCATGGATAGCTTGCCACAAAAAACTTTCTTTTGTGGAAATTATATCAATTAGTTGCCCGCTTGGGCTTGCGCTGTCTGTGTTTATATCATGCCAACGCTGGCGAAAAAGAGCAACTGTATCATCTCTGCATTGCTGAAATGATTTGCCCTTAAATCCGTTTGAAGTTATTACACCTGTTGCCATTGAGTGTTTTCCAAGTGTTTAAAGGTTAAAGGTTATTGCCGCCTGGTGTGCTTACTGCCAAACCCGTATCAAAAATCCATTCACGTGCCCCCATAGTATCACCATAATCAACGTCTGGGTCTCTGCGTATCCAAGCCGAAGTAGCTGTGAATAATGCAGTGCCAGAAAAATCTTTTATGGTTAAAGGCAAAATTCCCTTGTTGCTTTCTTGGTCTGCATAAGCTAAACCTGCCAAAGAAACATTCGCTGGTGCAGTCTGTTTCAAAACCAAATGCACTTCATAGGAATATGAATTTTTATTTACGCGGTCTATGCTGCCGTCTGCACCTTTATGCTTTTCAAACTTATCACCCTCTGGGGTAATTGTTATGAAAGAACCATCCATGTAGCCAGAGAGCGCAAGAACTCCAAATGTGACAATGACTTTTTTGGGGTCATAGGTTCTAACTTCGCTTGTTATAGTATTTGCCATATTTCCTCCTTAAAGTGTTATTTTTCCATTTATGGTTGTTGCGTAAATAGCACCTTGAACTGCTGCACTGAAATTTATATCGGGCAAATGCCTTTTTCCTACAAGTGCTTTTGGTATGTCTGCAAATAGCGGTGAAGAAATTTCTATTGTGTTGCCTTGAATAATTCCTTTTTTTGCACCGTCTTGTAAAATGCTGCCAACTTCACTATGAATTATTTGAATGCCTACATCATCAAAAGGAATTTTTCTGGCTTGAACCAATTTGGTATAAATAGCTTCCTGCAAACGAATTCTAATCCAATCAATTCCAATTTCCACATCTATCCACTCACCACTTGTGCATTTGCCTTCTTCCGTTATGCTTTGTCCATAAATATCATGGTAAATGTTAGCCCAATTTCCCTCTCTTGTGATATTTGAGAAATCGCCGCTAGTCGCTTTGGTGGGTGTTATGGTTGCCAAGCGTTTGTAAGCCCATGTAGAGCTTCCAGGGTCAAATGGAGCGCCCTCACCAACCCATGCTGCCCAATTCCACTCACCCGCCTGTGCAGCCATTACAACGCACTTTGTAAAGCTCCCCCAAAGTTTAGCAAGAGAGTTTGCAGAGTTTGAAAATAAATTGGCATTATTTGTTGGTGAGCAGAATAAAATGCGTTCCGTTTCATCTGCGAATTGCGGCAAAGCTCTGTATCTGCCTCCAACTACTGCTTCCGTTTCTGGTATTGCAAAAGCAGGAACAATGAAATAAAAATCGCTGTCTTGATGCGCAAAGCCTTCAAGGTTTTCAGTCAAATCAGCAGCACTGCCATGTATTATTCTTCCAACCTGCAATTTTTTTACTTTTGTAGGTTGTGCCAAAATTGCCTGTGCAGCTTTATAGAAATCTGTATCAGCTACAGATTTTCCTGCTGTGCCTTTTGGGAATGCTTCAAGAATTTCCCCAGTGGTGGAGAAAGTTTTTGACTGCCCCTCATCAAGAACAGAATCCCAATTATCATCCCAAGAGGTTTCATCAGCCTCAAAAGGAATTAAAGGAACTCCGAAACTTTTTTGCGACAATGTTGCAGTTTCTTTTGAAATGCGGACATTGACTATTCTATCTAAATCACTCATATTATTTCTCCATTTGGGTTTGTGAAAGTTGAATTCAAATCTATGGTTTCAATAGGCGGTATCTCTGTTTTCCATTTAATGCCTAAAAGCAAAACCAATCGCAATGTATAAGTGCGCCTATAATCAGCGCCATTTGTATCTAATTGCAAATTTACCTGTTGCGAACTTAAAATTGAAAGTGCCTCTGCATCACTTTTTTCAAATCGGTCAAAAACATTATCTTCCAAATTGGCAAGCAGCTTCATAAATTCACCGCTGCTATCCTGTTTGCCGTCTGCACTATCCAAAAAATAAACAAGGGCTTCTACTCTATGCTCTGAAATTTTATCTACATTCAAAATGTCATCACCCATTTTCGGTTCTGTTTTATTCATGCTCCCAATGTTGCCATAAATCTGCAAAGGGTCAATCACAACCACAGCAGAACTAGGCAAAGCCGCTTTCTGCTCTGACAAAACCACATCAAATGCAATGCCTGTTTTCTTAATCCAGTCTCTTAATTTTTTAAATATGGTTTTTCTCATTTCATTCATACATTGCCCCCAACTTTGCCTAATTCTTCCAAACCTAAATACTTGGTATGTGGAATTAAATAAGGTCTAGGCTCTTTTGTCATTACTCTGAAATACTTGTCTAACCAAAAAACCAAATCACCAGAATTTTCTTTTTCTGCATTGGCTGTGTTTAAATTTTCAGTTGTGTATATCACTATTGCAGACATTCCTTGCTGCCACCCTGGTGGTGCTTGTTTTGTTTCGCTTGGCATATAGCTCTGCACATCTGCTTGAATTGTCATTTCTTCCCTTTCCGCTTCTTGCCAAATTCCCTCTACATAACTGCCATTGGCAGAGCGCAAAATTTTTGTTGGTCTGGGTAATAATACACTCATTTATTATTCCCTCCAAATCTCAACGCTTTGCCTAAGTTTGCCTGTATCTATAAGAGGTCTGGCACTCTTTTTTCTTTTTATGGTCTCAATGCTATTTTTTACCCAATCGCCGTCTTTGATTTGGTTCATTACTTCACCTTGAAATATAATCGCTGCAAATTCCAAAGATTTTGCATGTTTGCCCTCTTTGAATTTTTCTATGCTTGATTTTAAAACATCTTTCATGCCTGTTTTGAAAACACTCCAAGCTGTTCTAAAAAATGGTCTTGGTGGAATTTTCCCAGGAACGCC